CGCGACCTGCTCGACCCAGGCGGCAGGCACGTCGGCCTCCAGGGTGAGGGTCTGGTCCGTGGCGTCGATCGGCGCGGCGAGCCGCAACCCCTGATGCCAGGCGGGGATCGCCATAGGGCCGTTCAGGTTCGTGAACAAGAAGTTCTCGACTGCCGCGGCCTCCTGCCATGACAACAGCGACCGGAACTCCAGGGTGCGACGCGGCGCGACGCGGGTGGCCACGCGCTGCTCGTCGCCGGAGAACGACCGGATCACGTTCGTCTTCCATTCGAGGTTCTCGACGAGCGGCGAGGACCAGTTCGGCTTGAACGGGAAGAAGGTGACGGTGGAACCGATGTCGCTGAACGTGTAGGCCATCAGACAAGCGCCGACTTCATCGTTTGCTTATTCGCCCGGAACGCGTTGACGAGGGTCTTCACGCCTTCAGGCGTGGCCAAGGCCTCGCTCAACACGCTGGCCGGGTCGATGGTGTTGATGATGCGGATGTCCTGCGCGCGCGGGGCCTGCTGCGCCTGCGCGCCTCCGTTCAGGACGTTGCGCGGGTCGCCCTTCGACAGGACTTCCTCGCCCTTCTGGAGGATTGCCGGCACCTCGTCGGCCTTCAGGCCGGGCAGCCCGCCAGAGTGGAACCGGCGTGCATTGGCGAACCAGAGCGGCGACACGTCGCGGGTGCGGTCGGCCGAGCCGTTACCGATGACCCCGCCGGAGTGGTTGACACCTGCGGTCGAGTTCACGAGGCCCGCGATGCCACCCCCGAGCGCGCCGCCAGACAGCGCCCGGAAGATGGCCGCGCGCAAGATCATGTTGGCGATTTCGCGCAGGAAGTTCGCCGCGAACGCCCGGAATGCCTCGCCGGCCGCGTCGAAGGCATCCGACAGGCTGCCGCCGTTGGCGGCGACCTCCGCGAGGGCCGCCGCAGTCTCCGTCAGGCCGTCCGCGAGTTTCGCGTTGACGCCGTCCGCGGTTATCAGTTTCTCGCGGAGGTCCTCCGTCGAGCGCGCCACCGTGTCGGCGTACTGCTGCGCCTGCGCGAACTGGAGTTCGGCGGCGGCGATGGCCGCCTCGTCGTTCGTTGCGCGCGCTGCCGCCAGGTCGTCCTGGGCTGCGCCGACGGCGGTCAACGCGACCGTCCACCGCTCCTGATACATTTGAGCGCGCAGAGCCTCGCGCTCCTGCTCGGCGTCGTAGGAGGTGATGTCGCCCTCGTTCTGGCGCCGCAGGATTTCCTCGTCGCGCAGCGCGAACAACTGCTCGACCGAGTTCAACTGCTGCCGGATGTTCTCCTTCGTCGCCCCCATTTGGTCGAGCGAGATGTTCTGCTGGATCGTCCGGCGGTAGGCGTCGGCTTGCTCGGCCGTCAGGCGGCCCGCGTCCTGGAGCGTCTGGATGTCCTCAAGCAACTTGGCGTAGGACTGCTCGATGGCACGGAACTGGCTGTCGAGCGTCACCACGGCACCGCGCGCCACCGTCGCGGTGATGTCGTTCATCTTGTTGCGGACTTCGTTCAGCAGGTCGTCCAGGCTCGCCTGCATCCGCTGTTCGCCCTTGTCCACCACCGGCGGGAGGTCGGGGACGCCGGCGGTGTCGGGGGCGAAGGAATACTGCTTGCGGGCTGCCTCCGCGTCCTTGAGCGCCTTCGTTTCTTCGGCGAGCGCCTCCTCGATGACGGCCTGCCGGACTTCAGCGATCTGCTGGAGTTGCGCCGCCTCCTCTTTGGCGATGCGGTCGCGCTCGGCCAGACCCTCGCGGGCGATGTCGGCCTGTTCCTTCTGGTTGGCCGCGATCTCCTCGTTGATACCGTCGGCGAGGCCGATGCGGATGGCGCGCAGGCGCTCGGCCAGGCGGCCACCGATTTCCGGCGGCAGTGCGTCCGCGATGCTCGTGGCCCAACTGACGAACGAGGTCAGGATGCTCTCGAACACGTCGGCCCAGAGTTTCTTCACCTGGAGCAGTTGCTCCTCGATGGCTGCGTACAGCCCGCGCGAGCCGAGACGCACGGCTGCCACGAGGCGCTCGAACAGCGCCGAGCCCTTGACACGCAGTTCGTCGAACGCGGAGACCGAGATGACCACGAACCGGCGGAACGGGCCGTTGTTCTCTACCAGGGCCTTCAGCGTGATGAACGCGGCGATCAGCAGGCCAATCGGCCCGAGCATCGTCGAGAACGCCGTGCCGATCACGGGCGCGCGGGCGACGATCGCCGCCGACAGCGCCAGGAACGCCGACCGGACCAGCGTGATCGCCGGGCCTACCTGCGCGATGACCACGGCGGCGCCGCGGAATCCGGCGATCAGGCTGGTGATGACGGAGGCCGCACCCCGGGCCGCCCCGAACCCGAGGAAGATGCCGAGGGTGTAGATCAACGTCTCGAAGTTACGGATGACGCTCGGGATGACCTCCAGCAAGCCCACGAACCCGCGCGCAAGGCGCTGGACGAAGTCGACGACCTGCGGGTCCTTGAGGGCCTCGTTGATCTTCTGGAGCGCCTCCCCGAGGCCGGCTGCCTCGGCCGTCTTGAAGAACTCCTCACGCAGCCGGGTCACGGTGTTCGTGAGGATGTTGAACTGCGCGCGCGGAGACTCCAGGGCCTTCGCCAGACCGTCGCCGAACTCGTTGTTCGCCTCGCGCGCCAGGAACAGGAGGTTCTCGGCCGTGAGGGAGCCCGTCTCCAGCAACTTGTTCAGCTCGTCCTCGGGTCTTTTGAGGCCCTCGGCCAGCAGGCGTACAGCGCCGGGCAGGCGGTCACCCAACTGCTGCCGGAGTTCTTCAGCGGTTACCTTCCCCTTCGAGAAGGTCTGCGAGATGGCGCGGAACGTGCCCTCGGCGTCATCGACCGAGAGGTTCAGGACGGCAGCGGCCTTGGCGATGCTCTCGAACAGGAACCGCTGCTGCTCCAGTGGGAGCTTGTCGGCGACCGATGCGCGGAATCCGGCGTAGGACTTCGCCAGCGCGATGTACTCTTGGCCCACGGCATCCGCGAGCCAGCGGGTGTAGTCGAGTTCCTCGTTCGCCTTTGCCAGGTCGTTGCCGTTGATGGCCTGGAGCGAAACCTCGATCCCGCGCACCTCGGAGCCGACCCGGAACGCTTCCGACACCTGATTGATGGCGCCGTAAACGCCGACGTAGGCCGACGTGAGCGAGAGGATCTGGCCACGAATCCGTTGGTACAGCGACAGCGCGGTGCGCTTCATGGCCACGCCGTTGCGCTCGGCGACCGTCTCTTGCTGCTTGGCGGCCGTGTACGCGCGCACGGCCGCGGCTGCCTGCTTCGAGGCGCCGGCCGTCTGCTCGACCTCCTTCTGGAGGCGGTTCTGCTCGTTGGCCAGGTTCCGCGTGTCGACGCCGGCTTCCCGGAGTTCCTGCTGGAGCGGGTTCAGGGAGGCTTCGGCCTTGTTGACTTTCTCGGCGATGCGATCGAGCGCGCCCCGCGCCCGGTCAAGGTCCGCGGACGCGCCACGGAAATCAGCGGCGGCTTCCTTGGAACTCTGGCCCAGGATGCGGAGGCTGGCCTCGGCGGTCTTCACGTCCGGGTTGAGCGCGTTGATGCGCGCCTCGACCTGTTGCGCCTCCCGCTGGAGGGTGTCGAACGACTTGACGAGGTCGGCCGTCGAGACGCCCGACTTGCGGGCCTTCTCGTCCAGGTCGAGCAGTTCGTTGTTCAGCCGCTCCAGCGACTTCTCGAACCCGCTCGGGCCTGCGTTGTTGAGACGCTTCTCCAGCGCCTCCAGCTCGGCGCGTGCCGAGCGGATCTGCTTGTTGATGTCGACCGTGGAGACGTTGGCGGCCTTCGCCTCCGCGCGGTTCCCCTCCAACTGCTTGAGGGTGTCGCGCAGTTCCTCGGCGCGGCGCTTCGCGTTGGCCTGCTCGGCGGACAGTTTCTCGATCGCGGCGGTGATGCGCTCGAACTCGCCGGCCACGCGGCCGGCCGCCGTCAGTTCCTTCTGCCGCGCCAGCAGTTCGGACTGCTCCTGGGTCAGCGCGCGTACAGCCGCCGCCTGGCGGTCGTAGTTGGCGTTGGCCTGGGAGAGGGAGGCCGCGGCCTTCTGCTGCGCTGCGGCGGCTTCGTTGACGAGCCGCTTCTGGTCAGCGAGTTCGCTGTTCAGGCGGTCGAGCGACGCCTGCTGCCTGGCTGCCTGGCTGACCTTGACCAGCGCCTCACGGAGTTTGCCGAAGTCCTGCGCGAGCGCGCCGGCGGCGCCGCGGAGTTGCCGGAACCGTTCGTCGGACTGCGCGAGGCCGTCAGCGAAGTCGTCGCTGGTCTGCGCGACTTCGCCGAGCGTGGCCTTGAGTTTCTTGAGCTTGTCCGACGCCTCGTCACGAGCGCGCAGGATAAACTCGACCGAACGATCACCCGCCATTTAGCGACTCCACCAGTTCCTTGAAGGCCTTGCCGCCTTCCTTGGAGATCACGGAGGAGATCGCTGCTTGCGTCAGCACCGCCGCCGTCACCGCCAAGCCGTTCAAACGGTCCCGGACAATCTCCGCTTCCGTGAACAGCATCCACAGCGGGTATCGCTTTGCCTCCGGGTGCCCGTTCCCGAGCAGCAGGGAGACATCCTGGCGCAGCTTGTAGAACCAGTGCTGGTCTACTGGCCCTGCGCGCTGGGCGTGCTGTTCGAGAGCAGCAAGTCCTGGATGACTTGGTTGCTGGCGCCGAGCAGGACGAGCACCTGCTCGGCGAACTTTTTTACGCCGCCGGCCTCCTCGAACGTGAGACGGCCGACCGCCATCAGCGCATCCAGCTGCACCGTGACGGGGAGGCGTTTGACTTTTTCGTGCTGGCCGGGCTCGTCGGAAGCGAACGCGATGACCTTGGCGGCCAGGTCGGGCATCTCGGCGAGCAGGGTCACTAGCATCGCGTCGGGCGTGCCTTCCCCGCTGGTGAACACGCCGATCACGGTATCCAGTTCGTCACGGTGCTTGTTGACGAGCGCCGCCACGTCCGCGAAGGACAGGCCGCGCACGGTGAAGTCACCGCGGTTGCCGACTTTGATTGTCTCGGTCGGCAGTTCGAGTGCAGCGAGCGTCATTCGCCTTTCCTCAAGTACCAGGGGTGGAAACCCCCGGCCCCGCTACGCAGGGCCGAGGGTCAGTGGAGCATCAGACCACCGGGCGGCCGTCGATGTAGATGGCCTCGGTCGTGTCGTCCTTCTTCAGGATCTCGACATCGAACGAGAGCACCTGCCACTCGTCGCCCTTCAGCGCGAAGTCACCCGACGGGGTCAGGCGGACATACGGCATGTAGTAGTCGAGCTGGTCGCCCTGGGCGTTGAACGCCACGAAGCGCAGCGCGCCCTCGATCTCGGCGTTGGCTGCCGTGACGATCTGGGTGCGGGTGTTGGCCGCGGTGTCGTAGTCCGAGATGTTGATGTTCGCGCCGTCGCCCAGGCCGCCCGGGATGATGTAGATGCGGCCGAGGTCGGAGTCCAGCGTGTAGTCGGTGCCAGCGACCAGCGGGTCGGTGCCGTCGGTGATCGTGTTGATGGTCACCTTGCGGACGCCGGACGGGTTCACGTCGGTGCCGATCTGGTAGTACCGGCCGCCGACGGCGCCGGTGATGGTGAAGCTGTCGGCAGTGATGCCGGTATCCGTGACCGTGTCGGCATCGCCCAGGAAGAAGCGGGCCACGTTCGCCGGCGAGATGTTGTCGCAGGTGAACGAGCCGGTGCGGTTCAGCTCCAGGAGGACGGACTCGTCCTTGACGCGGACGCCCTCGTCGGAGTTGAAGTGGTCCAGCTTCTCGGACTCGATCGTGATGGAGAACTCCGGGGTGTTGCCCAGGTAGTCCTCGCCCGTGGTGTTCGTGGTGTTCGGCGCATACGGGTCGAAGAAGACCTTGCCGCGACCGAGAACGTAGTTGTTGGCCATGATTCAACTCTCCGTGGAAAAGTCAGCCAAGGGTTGACAAGGCGACATTACGTCAGAGCGTAGGGGTCGCCGGTAGTCTCCGCAACCCCAAGCCGCACGCGAAGATAGAAGCAGGGGACGTTGGAGTTTTCGTCGGCAGGACGCACCGTTCCGGGCGTCATGTCGAAGCCTGTGAGCAGGCCGCCGAGCATGTAGTCGGCGCCGGGGGCGTGCGCGCCGCCCATGTCGCGGATGCGCGCCAGCCGCTTTTGTACGTCGGCCATCAGCAGGTAGACAGGGTCGGTCGGGTTGTTCGACTCGTCGCCGATTTCCTCCCGCGCCCACCCCTGGATCATCAGGTCCCACTGGTGTTTGAACTTGTCGTGCTGCCCCACGAAGTCCGAGGTGAACTCCACGGTCGGGTATTCGAGGATGGTGACGAACGGGAGCGCCTGGTTCGCGCTGACGACCGACACCCCGCGGCCGACACGCCCGGACAGGTTGTGCTGGTACTCCGGGGTCCAGCCCTCGGGGAGCGGGTCCGGCGGCGTGTTGTCGATGCCCTCCAGGAGGTCGGTCAACGCCTTCAGGATCGTCAGTCGCTTGGAATCGGTCATCGCACACCTGCCAGATCGAGTTGGCGGAAGAACTCGGCGCGCACGAAGTCGGCGACTTCATCGAGCCGGTCCTGACCGGCCACAGCGAGGGCCTGATCGACTTCCACCGAATAGAGGATGTACGCGCCGCTGTCACCGCGCCGCAGCGGGTAACCGGCGCCCTTTTTGTTGACCAGGCGCTCGCCCGGCTTCAGGCGGACCGCGATACCAACCACGCCGTTCTTGAACCGCACGAAGAAGCCGCGGTTCAGGGTAACCGTCTTGCCCGGGTCGACCTTCACGCGCGGCTTCAGCCCGCGCCGGGCCGCGCCAGACGGGGCGTTCGTGGCGAACTTGGCCAGCAGGGTCGGGCTGTCTGCGCCACGGACCCGCGCCTCCAGCGACTCGCTCGACGCCGGGGCGACCGTGATCTTGCCGGTGTTCCGCGGCGAGTAAAGCTCGCGCGGACGGAAGGCAACATCTTTGCGGATCTGCTCGGACGCCTTCGACGCCAGGCGGCGAGCGCCGGCGTTGATCGCCCGGCGGGCTGCCTCCACGGTCGCCTCGGGCGCCTTGGCGAAATACGCCTCGAAGTCCTCCAGGCCGCGGACCTCGACCTCAAGGGTCACACGGCCTCCGGGATGCGCTCATAGCCTAGCGTGGCGGCCAGGTCGTCAGCGCGGTCGATCAGGTACTTCGGCGGGTCGCACTCGCGCGTCAGCACCCACATCTTCGTCTTCGCGTAGGCGATGGTCGCGTTGTCTATTCCGGCTGCGTTCAGGTTCGGGTACGGACCAGCGCTGTCGAACTCGGTGGCCGCAACGTAGATGCGGGCCTTGCACGGGATGGCGATGCCCCAGCGGGT